GTCTTAATACTTATGCGGCTGGCAATTACTGTTAACCAACTCATTTGCCGGCCTGTGCCGGTGTTCGTCATGCGTTGCAATTGCCATGCGTATAAATAAAAAAGCCCACAATTAAGCGGGCTTTTAATCTGCAATTTTCTAAGTTGCAAATCCTCAGGGGGCATTAACTCCGAGAGTAGAAATAATTTACTTTACTTGTCCCAGGCTGTCAATGCATAAATGGATAATATTATAAATATTTATTCATTTACGGATTTGGCACAATCCCCTCCTGTTGAAACAATGGCGTTAATTGGTCAATCCCGCGATTTTCCAGGGCGGTTAATGCGAGTTTGATTTGCGGGTAAACTCGGCACAACTCGCTTTTGCTCCCGCCGGCCTGCTCCTCAATATCCCGAAACGTCGGCCGAACTGGCGCAATCTCGCCGTGAGCCTTTGCAATGAGCCAAATAATGGCATTACTTGGGACCGTTGAAAATCTCGGCGCTATGAGCCTGGAAAGCCTGCGCATGGCGTCTATACGCTCAGGACTAAATACATGCACCCGCGGCTTTCCGCTTTTCTCGATTGTTTTAGTTAAGCCATATTTGGATTTTATGGCCCAACCCTCAGGGCCAGGCAAATGGTGGTTGATTGCGCCGCGTATCATGGCGGCTTGTCCGCGCACCTCCAAAGCGGTGAGCCCTCCAAAATTAATCGTGCTTTCGCTACGCTCGCCGGTGGCCAGGCCCAGCTCCTCAAGCCGGCGGCGGATAATTTTACCCATTGCGCTTTCGGCTCCTGGTTCCAGGGCTTCCATTAGAAAACTGAAATGCACGGCCTGGGTGGTATTTTGAAAAATCGGATTATCCACTTAATCCTCCTCAATCGTCGGCTGTATATCAGGCGTGCGGTTTGAAGCAATCAGTGCGACGGCAAATCCTACAACGCCCGCATATACGCCACAAAAAAAAGCTATCCAAATGATTTGCGTGTTACTTAGCATTTACAACCCCCTTACGCTTGAAATGGTTACAACGAGCGCCGCCGTTGTCGCTGTGTTTGTTGCCGCGGTCGCACCCTCTCACTTTTTTGTTGTTAAAAAATAAAACGCTTTCGTTTTTGCAACCGTCGCATTGCTGGCGGCGTATTGCGTCCACCAGGTCCGCCGGGTCGCGGTAAAATTGGGCAGGATATGCGGTCATTGGTCGCCCTCCGCCCACTCGTCCGCTCTAATCATTGGCTCAAATTTAATAATCTCCTCGGCCTTGTCCGCATAGCGTTTAATGGCCTGCAAGAAAACCACTTGCTTGTCGTCTTTCCAGGCAATGCCGTTAAGCGCGTCAAGCATGCATTTGGCCACGTTGTCCATGTCCGGCTTGCTGGTCGGGTATATTTCACCCGCTAAAGCCTGGGCGGTTTTCTTTTTGGACCAGCTTGCGGGTGGCGTTGTAAAAATGGTTATGCCCACCCGCAACGCGCATGTTGTTGGCGGGGCGCCTTTCATTGCCTTGTTGCCAGCTAAGGCAACCAAGTTTTCATAGCTGGACGTTTTGTCGTCGGTGTAGGTTTGCACGAACTTGCCGCGGCGTGCGAAACGTGGCCGGCCTTTGCCGCGGGCTTCGCCCGGGATAACAATTACAATCATGTCAACGCCCCCCATTGGTCTGCCATTGCGTCAGCTATGCCTTGAAACGTTTTGCTTCTTTCTTTCCAGCGGGCTGCACTTGGCGGCAAATAATGCAATCTCATGCGCTCTTTTTCTGGCAACTCCATCGTTTTTAATTTAACGTCGTTGGTCGCAACCAGCGGAGGCAATCCTTTTAGCCATAAGCATGTTGCCTTTGTTTCCATGTGGCCAAACATATATGGCTGAATAATTTGGTCCGGTTTCCTGTATAAACTTGACATAATGCAAACTGGGTTTTCAATTGCCACCATTGGAATGTGCTCGCTACGTCTAACAAGGCTCATAAAAAAAGATACTGAGGCTTGCTGTTGCCCGCGCTCTTTTTTTTCTTTAAACCAAGCCGCACCGCTAACCGCTAAGTCCGTGCATGGCGGGTGCATAATTGCTAAATCCCAAGGGTAATCAATAACATCAAAAAGTGAGCCTTGATAATGTGGGCCTGGCGCGTCAGTTGGTAATAAATCGCAACTCATAGCTTCATGGCCCAGTTTTATAAAAGCATCTCTAACAACCCCGCTATATTCACATGCAACTAAAACTCTCATGCGGCCACCTCATTATCCATATTTGCATAACCCTGGGCGTGGCAAGGCCGTGGACGGTTTGGGGAGCCTCTAAACTCAAATAGCCCGGCATGTTGCGGATTTCGGATTGCAAACAATCGGGCCATGTCCGGGATTGTGTGGTCGTTTAATTTGTATTGGCCGGCAACTTCACGGGTCGCGGTATGGTGGCGCAAATACTCGCCAATTGTCCTGGCGCTGTAATGCCTGCGTCCAGTCTTGATAATTTGCATGGCTTCATTTTCAAATGCGACGTAAAGGCGCCAGTTTTCAATTACCCAGGTTGTAAAGCCTGGTCTAAATTCCTCGCGGCGTTTCGCTAATAGCGAAATGGTTGCGGCATTACAATTTATTTTATTTTCCATTGTTATTTTTCCTTTTGTTGAAAATTGCGATAACTAATTTTTTAACGTCGTCGGCGTATTGGTCGCCATGTATTACCCGGATATGCTCTAAACAACGGCCGCGGTATTCTTTGTAGGAGCTAGACGCTATAAAATCGGCCATTTGAGCAACGGTTAAAACTGGTTTTTTATAGGGTTCATGCGTCATGTTGAGCAACAACCGCATTGCACTCGTTTATCCGTTTATGGATAACTTTAGCCGTGCAAAAACGCGCCATTATTTCGTCCATGCGCTTGCGTCCTTGTTCAATTGTTGTTGTGGTCCGGCCTGGCGGCGGTAACGCGGCCAACCTGGGTGGTATTTGCGGCAAGTCGGTCCTGGCCATTGCTTCGTCAAGCGCGCGTTGCCAGCGTTGTTTTAACACGGCATACGGGACGTTAAACAAATCAAAGGCGCCGATTTTAACCGCGGCCCAATAGATTGCTGGCGAGCTCCAATTGTCCAGGCCCTCCTCCCTTAACCGCATTTGCTTAACGGCTTCGGCATGCGCTTGCTCATGGCTCAACGTCGGTCGGCATGCGCGTATAAACTCGGTTAAACTTGGCGGCCAATCGTAAATTTTACGGCAAGCAACAATCCCGGCTTTAATCTCATGCGGCGTTAAAGCCTCCTCAATAAACGCCTCCGCCCAGCTTTCGCGCCAATTCTGTATTGCGTGCTCGCTGGTAAATGCTGAGCGCCATTTGTGCGGATAATTGCCGTCCAGCTTGTTAAATAAACGGTCCATGATTGATAGCGGCCGTAATCCGTCAGGCATAGGCTTTGGTATTAAAAACGGGTTGCTATTCGTGCTCAATTGTTTGGACATTGTTAACCTCCTGCTGATTGCTTCCATTGACAAATTTAACCGGGTCAAACTTTACGGGGCCGCCGTTGGTTTTATAGCCCTTTTCACGTCGGCACCAATTGCGCCAGGTTGCCAACCAATCCGCCTTGCGGCCTTTGGCACCAGGTTGAGCAACCCAATAATCTTTAAATTCCAAAAACACGGCAATGCATTTTTGTTTATTCCAATCCTGCCGTATTTTCAACGCTTCAACATACCAATCATTTGAAAGCTCCATGTCTTTATCAAATCTTTGTCCCTTAGGCTCAGATTTGGAATTTTTAGAGGGGCTCTCTCTCTCTGCCTCTTCCTCTCTCTCTGCCTCTTCCTCTGCCTCTCTCTCTTTCTCTTTCTCTTTCTCTAGTGCATCATCTTGATATCGCTCTGATATCATGTTGATATCGTATTGTTCCAGCCAATGGCTTAGCTTTGATATTGTTGAATTTAAAGCACTTTCCGAAATTCGCAATCTAAATGCAAGCTCGTCGTTAGCTGGTAGGTTGCCGCCGTCCTCGCTTGCAATCACCCAAATCATTACGAGCAATTTTGCACTGTCGCCGTCCAATTTATGCCATTGGATATCGTCCAAAATGTCCCTATATAATTTTATCCAGGGTGGCCTCCGGTCTTTGAAGTGCTGAAACTTGCCCCAATTTTTAACCCTATAATTCATTAACTTGCCTTTCAATTTGCCATGTTAAAAATCCGGCGTGGGGCGGTGGGCAAATTTCACCGCCCCGTTGTATGCACACAACTGCCGGGGTACTGCTCATTTGCTGGCGCTCTTTTTGGGCGCCGGCGTTAAATCATTGATGAAAAAATTAAGGAGTTGCTGGGCGGCTTCCAGGTTTGGCGTTGAGCCGTTAGCAATTCGGCTAATGGTCGCCTGGCTAATTCCTGTTGCCTTTGCAATCTGTGTGTGTTTACGGTAATAATCAACACTTAATTTGCGCCTCAGGTACTCAATAAGAGGCTCTTTTGTAGGTTCAAACATTTGCGTCCTTTTGCCTTGTTGTTGGATTTGTTAACGCCATTTTATTCATAAATGGATATTTTAACAACCATTAAAGGATAAATTATTTAAAAATATTTCTATGTGTAAATCTTTGTAAATTATTCACAAATGAATTATTTACTACGCTAATATATGCATATATGCAAAATCACACTCTCAGAAAACAGCTTGCAAAAAGCCTGCGCGCTCTTATGGACGCGAGCGTTTTATTGCAGGGGCAAGGAGCGGTTGCCAAAAAAGCCGGGCTTGCCCAGGCTACAATTAGCCGCATACTAAAACAACAAGTCGCGGCTACCCTGGACAATGTGGAAAGCCTTGCAAATGCATTTGGCGTTGAGCCGGCCGCCTTGCTTGGTGAAACATGCACGGCAAAAGAAACGGAATGGTGGCGCCAGGAGTTAAACGCTTTGCCCGCCGCTGAGCGTGAAATGGTTATGCAATTTATACGTTTTACGCTTAGCCAACATAATTCTACTAAACCAAAAAAATCATTAAATGCTATCGTTACCAATGACCTGGATAATGACAACTTGATAGAAGCGGCGCAAAATTCGGCGTCCCGCCCTATTGGCGTCAACAAAACAACTTTGAATTATGAAACCGACAATAAAAAAATGGACAAGAAACTTACACAATAACCTCCGTCATGATGCCGAGTTAAACATGGCTCAACGTCAGGCAATAGTACGGCAGATGTTTAATCTGTTTGCAAACCAAAATAATGAAAGCGCCCCAGTGGCGCTTTTATGCATAGCAGTAAAGCCGGACGGCCAAGCAACCACAACAATGGTAAATATTGAGCCTGAGCAAGCGCAAATAATCCTCAAGGCCAGCGCCGAAGCTAACCAAAAAATTGAGGATTTTTTTGCCGAAGTGCAAAGCAATAGCGCAAAAATCCACTATTTAACCCCCAAGTAAACAATCATAAAAGTAAACTTTTTTAAAGTTTTTTATACTTTTATGCATTTTATTTCACTTTTTTATCCATAAATGGTTGCATTACAATCCTTTTGGGGATAATATCCATTTATGCATTTTTGCATCAACTTAGGGGCATTTATGAATAACAACGTGCAAATTGACCTTGCAACCAGCTCTCGCAAGGCTTTCATTAAGTCAGTGGACGCCAGCAATTTTGGTTATGTTTATTTTGTAATCGGCGTTTATCTAATTACCTTTATTTTGTTTGCAAGGGGCGGATTATGAAAAACAAACACATCATTAACATGCTAAGGGCCATTAAAGGCGAAAGCCTGGCGCATCAACGCGCACGGGTTAACAAGCAATTGCGTAGCGATAACAACGCAAACTTATGCGCAAACTGGTTGGTCCAGGGCAAAAACAGATTTGACGGAGGTTTAGCGCAATGATTACATCGGAGCAAAAAGCACGCCGGGCCAAAGGCATATTTGCCAGCGACGCGGCTTTTATTATGACGGGCAAGGGCGTAGAAATCGCATTGCAAAAACTTGGCGAGATTGAAGCGCCGGACCTGGACGACGTGCCAAGTGTAATGCTTGGCAATGTATTGGAGGCGCCAGTGCTGGACGCTTACGAGCGCGAGGT